CTGGTGCTGAAATTGAGCGGCGGGACCCATTCACTGGCGATCTACGTCGCCGGCAAACAGCAGTTCTACTGCCACTGGCGCGAGCGCGGCGCGTTTTACTTGAAGCGCTTCATGCCGGGCGAATGGGAAACCCGAGTGTTGGAACTCGGCTTCGGCATGACGCAGAAGGCGCGTTGATCGCCGCGGTGGGGTTGCCGTTAGCTCCTAACGGCAGATGAGCAAGGGCCAGATGGCGATGATCGCGGTTATCAGAAACTAATAGGTCTGGTTCCCATCGATGGGAAGAAGTCGAAATGCGCTAACACCATGTGAGGGCATTCAAGCTCGGCTTCGGCACGACGGAGCGGGCGCACTGAAAGTAAGCCACGTGACTTGGTTTTCCGCAGTGCTCGCTGGCCACAAACGGCCAATGGCCGAAAGTGGCCAAGACGCGGCCGACTATAGACCCGCCCGGGTCGCCATCTCACGGCGAAGGCCCTTGGACCGGCCGGCCTCGTCGTTTACCCGAAGACGTTTTTGACACCATGCCCACCCACCACCTGAAAGGCACCCGTTGAAATGGAACTCAAGGGCTTCAAGATCGGCGACATGGTCAAACTGCGTAGCGGCGGGCCGGTGATGACCGTCAGCCGGCTGGTCACCGAACCGCAATGGCAGTGGCAGGAGCCCAGCGTTGAGTGCAAGTGGTTCCTGCAAAACGCGCTGCAAACCGAGAGCTTCGACCCTACGATCATCGATCCGGTCGAGTAGGCGCCCTATGCCGCAGCCAGCTCCTCGACCATCTCGTATGCAGGCACCTTCATTCCATCGAAAGAGCGCCGCGCAATCCAGCATTCCTCCGGCTGCGGGATAGGTACTACTTTGGCCGCAGAGACCCACGCATAGCGCGGCAGCCGATGCGGGACCAGCGCGAGGCATGCGCGGGCTTCGCGCAACTGGTCCGACTGCCATGTCAGCAGGATCGGTCGCCGCGGCCACGGGCAGATCAGCGTGTCATCGATCAGTAGGAACGGGAGCGGATGAGGCGGCCGGAGATCGGCACGTTTTTCCTGTGTATACGGGCGAGGCACTGGCCGCTCCTGCGATGACACCGAAGGAACTTGTCCCGCTAAGACAGCACGGCGTCACCCGCAAACATGCAGGCCCGCTCACGATGCAATGCTATATTGAGCCGTCACGGCGCCAGGGCGCTTACACCTCGCTCCGGCAGCGTGGCAGGGCGATGCAGCGGGCGCCATCCCGCTGCGTCGCCCATCCAAAAGTCCACAGTGGACTTTCGGATAATCCCAAACTGCCATTAGAACGCTGCTTGCTGAAAGCGTCCCGAAACTGGACAGTTTTGCCATACTGCCCTGGCTCGGGTCTGGCCACTTTCCGCCATTGGCGATTTATGGCCAGCGAGGACCTCGCAACGGTCTAAAACCGTCCGTTTCGGACGATTTTCCCTTGTGCCCTCGCTGCGGCGACCATTCCGCCATCGAGGCACCCGCCGCAAGTAACGCCATCCGGCGCGTGCGCCGCTGTTACACCGAGCCGGCCAGTCAAAACGTCCCGGCGGCGGGACGTTGCCCGCGGCAACTGTGCCAGGACTGCGGCAATACTGTTCCGCACTTGTCATAAAGCGCCTTATGCGGCAGGCCTGCCTGAGACCTTTCCGTTGACTTGCACCGAATCGGACAATGCCTTGACCCGAATCGAACGATGCGGTGAATAGCAACCAATCGTAGGGGAAACCCTACGACCGCCCGTAGACCGAAGGTGCTCAGAACACCCTCGGTCCACGTAACGGGCCGAAATCCTACGGAAGGCTTTCCAGCACCATTGCCACGAAAGTGGCGATGGTGCTGATGTATCGCAGGACGACGACCCACTGCTTTTTGTGCATTGGGTAGTCCTTCTGGATAAGCGCGACTCGTGAATATCCGAGCCACGCGCATCGCGTAATGCGAAGCTAGCCGAGTCGGAGTCAAGGCGGTTCAACCGTCGGTATTTTTACGCTGCGACCGGAAACCGGCCTGCATCCATGAGTCGCGCGCCGAATTTGCCAGCCCATTGTATACTTGTGACGTCACAGGATATCCTGCCCTCATGCCAGGACCGTTGCCGCGAAACGGCGTGCGTGCGTTGACCGAAGCCGAGCGTTCGGCCGCATACCGCGAGCGCCGGAAAGCCGAGCTGGAGGCCAAGGTCCCGGTGCGCATCCGCTACCGCCAGCGGCCGGACAAGCGCAGCCGGCCGCAGCGATGGCGAGAAGCCGTAGCCGAGCTGGTCGATCTACAGGCTGACTATGCCGCGTGGCTGGACCGACTGCCCGAAAGCCTGCAAGAAACGCCCACAGCCGAAGCATTGCAGGCGATCGCCGCCTTCGATCTGTCCGAACTGGAGGCACTGGAGCCACCGAAGGGCTTCGGGCGGGACTGATCAGCTTCCGAAAACTTTGCGGAAGCTGGCGCCCGATCACAGCGCTGTGAGCGGCCGTCGCTGCGCCAGCCGGTAGTGCGGCCCGAGCTCGGGCGCCCATCCGCACTGGCACGGCTCCAGGTGACTGCCCGGCGTTTCGAACCATGCTCGGAAGCCGTCTGACCGCCGATGCCACTGCGGGCGATTGTGCACGAGCACCTGCCAGCCCTCCGGCCGGACCTTCGGTAGTTCGTCCCGCGCCTCTTCCAAAGCTCCGCCCTCCGGGTGAACGGTTCCAGTTTCCCAACGATGCATTAAAGAGAAGTCGCCGGCGGCGACTGTCAGTCAGCACCCGATCAAAAGCAACGCGGCGTTGCTTTTGCTCAAAGCTTGCCCAGCGCGGAGCCTGTCCGGTAGGCCAGTCAGCCGGACATATCCGGCAGGCCGGACAGCATCCGCGAGGCAGGGCAGATGGATGAGGATGACGGTCAGTGGCTCTCTTACGTGGAACTGGCCGTGCACCGCGGGATTAGCCGGGCCTCAGCCGAGCGTCTGGTCAGGCGGAAGGGTTGGCGCCGTCAGTCTGACAATCAGGGAAATGTCCGCGTTCTGGTGCCAGTTCAGGCCGATGGGCGGGCGGGCAATCCGGGTGACATTGTCCGCCAGATGGCGAGCCTGCAACAAAGCTTCGATGCGGCCATTGCGGCCTTCCGGACCGATCTCGAACGAGAACGCGGCCGCGCCGATCGGGCCGAAGCCCAGATTGAAGCGCTGCGCCGAGCCGACGCGGACCGAAAAGCCGCGAGCCTGATAGCCCGGCTCAGGGCAGCGTGGCGCCGCGAGTAGCGAGCGTGCCGCTGTGCCATCGCAACAGGACGCGCGGTTGCGAGGGAAAAGAGCGGGGGTCGCTGTTCCGCGACCCCCACTCGCCTTGGACCCCGGCAAGGACGTGATCAAGCTCGGGTCGCTGTTCTGCGACCCGAGCTTGGGCGCCGCGAGTAGCGATGCCGATATTGTCGCTGTTCTGCGACAATATCCGGCGGCTCCGCGAGCTTTCCCGCCCGAGTCTCCCGACTCGGCTCGATTCTGACGTTCCTGGCACGTTCAAGTCCGCAAATTTGCGGACTTCTCAGCCATCGGGCGGCGCCCGTGGCATGCTGCGCGACTGGAAAGCCGGTTCGGGCAGGGTCGCTACGTCCCAGCCGGCAAGGAATGACCCTGCCTGATAGGGCTGAACCGGGCTCATCGGCGCCGCGTCCACCAGCTCCACGACAACCGAAGTGCCGAAAATGCCTTCCATATCGGCCTGAAAGTCATGCACAGCGCGGCTTGCGGGCAATCTGGCAAGGCTCATGCCCTGGCCGCGGCCGATCGGCCGGAACTCGACTTCGACCAGCGTATTTGACGCTGCGTTTCCTATGAGACTCCTTATAGCGTTCACAGCGCTAAATCCGCCCTCCCGGCGCCGGCTCAGCGCGTTCCGGGCGGCCTCGTGGCTGCCCTGATTGCCCTTCTTGTCCACGAACAGATCAGGGTAGACGCGGGCAGCGTAGGCCGGCGCGTCAATCTCCGCGCCTCGAGCCAGCATCTTGTCGCGCACGTTCGGCCTCGCCTCACGCCACGACATGACAAGATCGATGGCGCCCGGGCGTACTTCGTTCGCCATGATGACGGTCACCAGCGGGTTGTCCGCCGTCCGGTTCACGCCGCGCCCGCGCCGCGCCTGATCGATGCTGGCGCCAATGATGGCGTCCGCAACTTCCTGCATGGTCGGGTCGTCATAGAGTGGCGTCGTCACTTCATGTGCGGATCCGTCCGCCATGCTCCACGCGCGCTTGCGCACGTTGGTCCGCTGCCCGGCTGCGATGGGCCTGCTGGTCAATGCGATGGCGATGTCGCGGAGCTCGGACGGCCGCGGCCGGCTTGGGCCGATGATGAACTCGAAGGCGACATGCTCGAGGCTGTTCAACCCGTGCGCATCGTTGAGATGTGTCGTCTCCACGGCGGGAATGTCGGTGAACAGCTCCTCGATCGCCTGATGCACTGCAACATGCGTCGGTGCGCCGGCGGAGATGGAGGCGACGAAATTGCGGAGCTCGGTTCGCTTGTGATCGCGCGCGATGTTCTCGGCTTGGCTTTCGCGTGGCGCGTTCGCCAACCCGGATTTGCCGAAACCGGCATCGATTACGACCGTCTTCTCGTGCGGCGCTTTCACCCGCAAGTCCGCCACAACGCGGAAGCCCTCGATGGCTCCGGTCAATACCGGCGCCATTGTCGCGGACGTGTGCATGAGAGGCACGGACTGTGCCCACCCGGCCAGCGGCTTGCACGTCCGCAGGGTGAACGCGAGCTCGCCCTTGTCCGTGTGCACAGCCTCGACCGCGCCAGTTGCGTCGTCATTGCCGCGTAGCAGCCTCGCCAGCTCCTTTGCGAGTTCGGCGCGGGTCGCAATCCAGCGGTTGCCGCGGGCGGCGCGCTTGGCGTCCTGGCGCTGTGCTGGCGTCATGCCCGGCCGCAGTAGACCATCCCGCCACCGGCGCCATTCGAGTTTTACCGCCCGGGCGCAGTCGTCAGCCGTCACGCCGGCCGCAATCAGTGCCGGCCGCAGCGCGAAACCGTCCGCCATGCGCTCGCGCGCCCGGCCTATCTTCGACCAGATCGTTATGAGCTCATCCGTGTCGTCCAAGTCCTCTCTGCCGGTGTGCCTCAGTACCGGGAACTGGCCCGGCGCTTCGCGCAACTCGGCAGTGGTCAGGGTGCGCGGGTCTTTGACCGTCGCCTGCCAAAAGTCCTCATCGATCAGGACCGCAGCGGCGTCATGTTTCACAGCATCAGGCGTCGTGGCGCCGATCATGCCTTCATGGGTGAAGATCGGGACGTCCGCCGCAGCAACCGTCGCCATCTGGCGCTGATAGCCGCATGCAGCGAAGTACGGACATTGCAGGCCATTCGCCGTGCCGCATACCGTTTTGCCGACAGACTCGCCCATCTCGAGCGCGACCGTGACGGCCTCGAGATCGAGACACATGGTGCGACCGGGAGCGTCCGGGTCCGGCGCCGCCCGGCCACGGAAGACCGCGGCATTGATCCCGTCCGCCTGCATGTCCGCCGCGGACTGGTCCGCGAGCTTGTGCTGCTTCACGGCCAGCGGGAACCGCGCGGGCAGACCCTTCGCCTTCAGGGCAGCGATCGCCGCGCCGAGATGATCCGGGTGCCGCAACGCGAATGACTTGCCGGCGCCAACCGTCGCTTTCATGCCGCGGTGTGGCGGAGCTCCGCGCGTTGATGGGTCCGCCTCGAGCCACGCTATGACGTCGCGATAGAAACCCGCTGCCCGATTCGCGAGGATGGCGCGCGCTTCGTCCAGATCGTAGGCCGGCAACGCATAGTACGGCGCCGCGGGCGCCTCTTGGCCGAACAGCTCCTCGAGATCGGAGGCAAGCTCCGTGGCGAAATATTCGAGTTCCTCGAGTTCTTCCGGGTCATCCAGCTCGCCTTCGCGGATCGCTTCGAGCTCGAGCACGAGCGGCGCCCAGTCCTCGAGTCGCGCGAACCGTGGCGACGGCCTGCCGGAGATCACGGCAGCCCGGAGATCGGCATAGGCCGGCAACTTGCCCAGACTTTCCAGCCAGGGCGGGATCATAGGACAGCACTCGTGCTATATTCCCGCGCCGAGTCGTGTCCGGCGTGCGCGGTTGTTGCGCCGACACCCTTGTAATCAAGGGAACTACGGGTTACGTCTTGGTCCTCTGTCCGGTATGGGCGGGCAGGGTGCGTCCGCGAGCGGACAAGGCAGATAGGCATCTTTCCTCCGGGGTCACGTCCGGGGTTGATGCGGATAGGAACCGGCGGGGTGCGAAGCCCGCCGGTTTCCGCATTTATGAGACTGTCAGCGCAGCACGCCGTTCCGATTCGGCCCTAACCCGTCATGGCGGACGCCTTGTCAGCGATCTCGGCGAGGATGGCCCTTTGCTTCGGGCTCAGGCTCCGCTGCCATGCGATGCTGGAGAGGAAGCGGCTTTCCCATTCGGTCAGCAGCTCCGGCCGCCGGCGGGCGGCGGCCAGCATCTCGCGCCAGTGTGGTTCCGCGCGTGTTGGCGTGGCCGGTTGCTGTTCGGTGGAACCAACCTCATCCCTGGAGGAGGTTTCGACCAGCAGCTCCCGCCATGACAAACCGGCCTCGCGAACTATCCGCGACGCTATGAGCGCAGCGGCCGCGCGCTCGCCATCGTGGTCGCTGCCCAACATGCCGAGCACCGCGGCGAGTTTCTCGCGCGGCACGCTCGCATTCATTCGCTCTGTCCGGCGTTTGGCATGTCGCCCATCAGTGGACTTCCGGCGCCGATCGGTTCGCCCGGCAATCGGCGCAACTTGTTGCCATCCGGGTGTTGCGGATAGCCGAGCTGCTGTCGCAACTCGTTTGCTGTCAGAAGTCCCGAGGCAAGTGCTTGCACCGCGCTCGCCATCTGCGCTTCGGGATCACCGCGTTGCAATTGCATCAGGTCAAAAGCGATTGCCATTGATCCGTCAGCCGGAAGCAGCACCCGCTCCAACTCGCTCTCGACCTTGCGGGCCCACCCGGCGAGGCAAAACTTTGCGAACCACAAAGCGGCTTCCTTCGTGCTTTGCAAAGTCGCGCGATCATCGGCACCGATCAGCGCATTCGGCACGCCCCACAGTCGCGCCAGCTCTTGCGTTGACCATTTGCGGCTTGCCAACAATTCGGCCGCGTCCGGGCTGATGCTCATTTGCGCGTAGGTAAGTCCCTCTTCCAGGATCAAGACGGACCGATCAGTCGCGCCGCGGCGGTTGTCCATGTCGCTCTTGAGGCGTTTTCTTGCGCCGTCGCTCAAAGTCTTCGGGTGTGTAAGCGAAGCGCTAGGCGCCATGCCGGAGGAAAAAAAGTTCGAGGAATAGTCCTGCAATGAAGCGGCATTGCCGATCACCGATGGCGCACGGCTCAGTCGAGACCGACCGATGAAAGGCAAGTCGCCTCTGTCACGAAACAAGCAAATTTCAGAGTCGAGATATCGAACCGGCGGCCCGGCCGGACTGAAAAGCGTCGGCAGCATCACATCGAAAACCATCCGCCGCGATGGCATCGGAAGCAGCCTTGGCACCACGGAAGTCCACGGCACCGGCAACATCTCGGTCACGACGCCTCGATTGTCGTAGGACAGCACCGACAGGCCGTTGCCGAACAGCAAGGTCGAACCCATGCAGAGTTCGAGCCAAGAGCCGAAATCCTGATAGGCATTCGGACGCCGCAGCAATTGCGCGACGGGATGGCTCGGCACTTCGATGCGCTCGCCCTGGTCATTCCGATAGACGCGGATCGGCAGCGACGCGAGCCCGGTTGCGATCAAATTGATACAGGCGAGACACCCGCTCAGGTTTTCCGCAGTGTGCGGTGCGACCGCACCGGACAGCCGGAAGCCATAAGCCTGCGCAAGCAGATCGATCACCGCGTTGTCCCGCGTCTCCTGCCTTTTCGAGAATGGCCACATCAGATCAGCGCCAGGATGCGCAGACGCATTGCGACTTCACGCGATGCGGCCTGATTGCGGCTTCGCACTGCAACGCTTGTGTTGGGATAGGCGGGATCTGCGCCCGTCAGGATGCTGATCTCCCGCAGCGTGGCCTGATGGATGTTGCGGCGGTTCGGCGCCGGCCAGGTCTCGCGATCGGACACGAAACCGACGCTTACGCCGCTCAAATCATTTCGCCGCGCCAGCTCGACCAAGTCATTACCATGACTGGTTGCTGGTGCATCGACTTCGAATTCCAACCCAGCCGCGGTCTCTCGCAAGCGCAAGGTGCCGCTCTTGGTGCGACCGAGCAAACGGTCGGGCTGGTGATCCACGTAGGCCCGAACATCGTCGCGCGCGACGGAGGCAGTCAGCGAGCCAGGGAGGAACTGTTCACTGAACGCGCCAAGGTCCGCCGCGCGGCCGAACGGAACTGCCATGCCATGCAGTGTCCGACCGGCGACGCGCAACTCCGAGCATTGCCGGAACTCGATTGCCACGTCCGACATGCGATCGGCCTATGCGAGCACGTCCAAGAACGCAGCAAAGCTGGCGAGATGTCGGACGATAAAATCAACGTCCATAAAACTGTGGACCAAAACTTGCCCAGAGCTGGCCGCACTATACGGGTTGCTCAGAACATCGATGCCACCCCACCGGCAGACCAACATCTGCGACCACGCACCGAAGAACATGGCGCTGCAAACCGCGCCCGAACTGCCCTTCACGAGATTGCTAGGAACCGTGGTCGAACTGATAACCGGATAGTCCAGAACGCCATCGCGCAACGGCGATGGAAAATACGGCCGGCCATATCCGTCGACCAACTTCCTGATCGCCGCCAAGCCCTTCGGATTGACCAGCCAAGCTGGCGATGCAAGCAGCGCGTTGACCTCGTCCGGCGTAGCCGTCAGATCGACCAGATTGTCATAGGTGAACACCGCGCCATTTGTGCCGAGCGAGTTGACCGTGAGGCCCTTGGCAATCAAGCCCTGAGGCTCGGCTTGCGCTGATCCGTTGATCGCCGCGTCGTCGGTGGCCACGGCCATCTGCTTCGCGATGTCATCGCGGATCAGCATTTCGATGCTTGGCGTCGCGTTGATCAGCATTCTTCGCGAAAAGGCTTGCTGCCCGGCCGCCGTGTGCGGTGTCGCCGATACCTGCCCAAAGCCAAGCGCGCTTGGCGTCGGCGAAGCATCTTCGGCAACCCATTGAATTGTGCCTGACGTTTCCAGGCGAGGCACTGAGGTCATTCCGACGAGCCCGGTCAGGTAGCCGACGCCAAGCTTGTCGAGGAACGTGTGCGCACGCAGTCTGTCGATGTACTGATCGGCCAGCAGGTTGTCGGCGACAAGGAAGCCGCCCGCTGGTCCAGAACTCGCGTTCTGATCAACGCGGCGCTCAACCTTTCGCAGGAAAATCTCGTCAGGAACCAGAACGCCGCGCGCCTTGCGTCCAACGCGCTTTTCCATCTCCTGACTGACCTCGCGCTCGCGGCCGTGGTCAACCTGCGGGTCGTAATGCATCAAAGCCCGGGCGAGGCTGTAATCCGCCAGCATTTCGCTCCAACGGCTATCCTGGCGCGCGCCTTGGACAGGCTGTCCGCTCATGCGGCGCTCAGTGTCGTCGAGAACTGACTGCCTGAGGATGTCGCTCTCGACGCCCTTCAGATCAGCTTCGAGTTTGTTCCACTGCGTCTGCGCCGGTTCGCTCAGCGCGCCATCTGATCCGTTGTGGATCGCGGCGAGTTGGTCTTTCAGGCTGGAGCGTCGCTCCAGTAACTCACGCATGCTGGCCTTCGCCATCGCGACAAATCCTTAAAGGTTTGGTCGCGCGGTGCCGGCCGCGGAATAGTCATTGAACGCTGGTTAGACACGGTTGCACTGTGGGAAGCTGTCGGCAGTCACGTCAACAGCGAAATGGTGCCTAAATGTCTCATTCTGCCTATGCGGTTGCGTTCCAACGCATGATCGAGCGCGATTTCACAGCCGAACAGCGTGCAGTGCTGTTCGACGCTGCGGTCGCAGCGGAAGCCAACAAACCGCCTGGAACGATCATACCGCCATACGATTTGAGCGTGACACTTGTCCGCGCTGGTTACGGTTTGACCGAGCTAGAGGCTCGCAAAGTCGTCGATGCTGCCTTCGCGTCGCCTGAGTTTCCGCCGGACGTGCGCGCGCTGTTCGACTGATGGCGAACGCTGATGATCAGCGGCTTGGGCGCGCAATGCGACTGCGCAGTGCCATCTGGCGAACCATCGCCGGCCGCGGTGTTTATCGGCTGGAACAGGATGCCGACATATGGACGTGGGAGCCTGATCGCAGCCTGTCGCTGGTGCTGAAATTGAGCGGCGGGACCCATTCGCTGGCGATCTACGTCGCCGGCAAACAGCAGTTCTACTGCCACTGGCGCGAGCGCGGCGCGTTTT